TGGTGAAGCATGTAGTTCTTCATACGGTAAGCAAACATTTTATGAGCATAGAGGTGAAGAAGTTCTTCGTCCATATGGTATAGACTATGATGTATGCTTACGTGATCGTAATACTGGTAGAGTATATAATCCGTTCAATGGATATACAATGGCAACAGTTACTTTAATTGAGCAGGTTCGTGATAGAAATGCTGGTGTAAATGTTATCGGTATCCGTCTTCTTAATGGTAGAGATCTTTCTAGTTACGTTGGGAGATATGCTACATATGAACATTACGAGGATGTTCAAAGACAGTGGAAGAAAGAGAAGTCTGCAATCATACCAGAACCAAAAGGATACACTGCTTTATATGCTATATCCAATAAAGATTTGGATGGTGATACTGAATTTGATGTTGCTGAGGATGCAACTAAGGGACAGATTACAAAAGCATTTAAGAAGATGCTCAAGAAAAAGTCTACTAATAAGAAGCTACTTAATTCATTCGTAGCACACGTAGCATGACAGTTGGGGAAGTGTCCATTATCTTCCCCATTCCTCTCATATTATCCTATACTATAAACATACAGAACAAACAAAGCAATGCCATTTCAAGCGAAATTTACAGATGAAGATCTAGTCTCTTTTCTTTCCTCGAACGGAGAGGTCGTTACCAGCGATAACGTTAAAAGCTTCGCTACAAAGTTTGGTGTACAAGTACAGAGCGTTACTAAAAGAATTAATAAACTTCCACAGTTTCAAAAGATACAAAGAGGTAAGTGGAACCTATCTGTTGCTGAGAAGTTAGAAAGAGTCTATGAAGGACTACCAGCAACACCTGTTGTAGAAGAGAACCTTGTACCAACTAAGGATCCAAACTATGTACCATTTGGTAACTTTGCTGATGTAAAGAAGATCATTGGATCTAAGATGTTCTATCCAACATTCATTACTGGACTCTCTGGTAATGGTAAGACACTTAGTGTAGAGCAAGCATGTGCTCAATTAGGTAGAGAACTTATTCGTGTAAACATTACTATTGAAACAGATGAAGATGATCTTATTGGCGGTTTCCGTCTTGTTAACGGTGCAACCGTATGGCACAATGGCCCAGTCATTGAAGCTCTCGAACGAGGTGCAGTCTTGCTCCTTGACGAAATCGACCTTGCCTCTAACAAGATCCTCTGCCTTCAAAGCATCCTTGAGGGAACTGGTGTTTTCCTTAAAAAAATTGGAAAGTTCGTTCGACCAAGACCAGGATTCAACATCGTCGCAACCGCAAATACTAAGGGTAAGGGTTCAGACGATGGAAGATTCATTGGAACTAACGTGCTCAATGAAGCCTTCCTTGAAAGATTCGCCTTGACATTTGAGCAAGAGTATCCTACAGTGACTATTGAAACCAAGATACTTAAAAAGGTTGCTGGTAGTCTTGGCGTACTAGACGAGAACTTCTGTGAGAACCTCGCTAACTGGTCTGACATTATTCGTAGGACTTTTAGAGATGGTGGTATAGATGAAGTTATTTCAACTCGTCGTTTAGTACACATCATTCGTGCATTTGCAATTTGGAATGATCGTTTAAAAGCAATCAAAGTTTGCGTCAATCGTTTCGATGACGAAACAAAGCAGTCATTTATCGAATTGTATGATAAGATAGATGCAGAGATAGAAACTGAAGTTCAGGAATTAGGATGATAGATCTAGCAAAACAATTAAAGGAAGGAACTAAGGAGTCCCATTCGGCAGCGGAGAATACTAAATTCGTTGCCTCCTTCCTTCGGGGTGTTCTCGATCCAGAAGAATACCGTAAATTAATTACAGACTTTTACTTTGTGTATTCCACAATGGAGAGGTTGATTCAAGATACTAAAGATCCTCTTGCTAGAGTATTACAACAATGGCAAGTGGATCTAATTCGTACATCAGGACTAGAATTAGATCTTAGATATTATTATGGTCCTATGTGGAGAGATCTTGCAAAACCATCAGAACCTTGCAACACCTATGTTGCTAGACTTAATGAAGTTGCAAAAGATAATCCATATCTTTTGATAGCACATCATTATACAAGATACATTGGTGATCTTTCAGGTGGTCAGATTCTTAAAGGTATAGCAGAGAATGCATTACAACCACCTGACGGTGAAGGATTAAGATTCTATGACTTTCCTAGAATAGATAATGCTAAAGAATGGAAAGTGAAATATCGCTCAACACTAGATACATTAGAGTTAGATCAATCACAAGTTGATGCATTGATAGCAGAAGCTAATAATGCTTTCAGATTAAATATGCTTTTGTTTGATGAACTCAAAGGTAATGCAAGTAAATCATTGTTTAAAGTTATCATTGGATTTGTTAAGTCGAAACTATCTGGGGGAAATAAATGAGTAGTCTAATCGGTCAACTGGTTACTGTCAGGGATAACCACTGTACTATTGCTCCAAGTAAAGTCCTTAGTGGCGATGGAACAAAGTTCACGGTGGTCAATCTTGACGGATTCAAGAGAGAGTGCTATTATAATGATATACTATATGTCTGGAAACCTTGAAATATAATGAAAACGAGATCCTTAAAGAGATCTCAGATTATATCAGTAGTACCTACAGTGCTCACTATAGTAAGAATGGGATTCAAACATTAGATCTCATTGATTCTGTTGGTGATGCTGAAGCATTCTGTAGGTCTAATATTTTGAAATATGCTTCACGTTATGATAGGAAGGGTACAGCACGTAAGGACATCATTAAGATTGCTCATTACGCTATTCTCCTTTGTCACTTTAGTGATAAGCAAGCTAAAGCAGACCAGATTAACGCTAACAACCCTACATCCTTTTCAGTAGATTATGACAAGTAAAGTTAAGTTAACAAAAGAAACGATTGGTGTATTAACCAACTTCGTAGATATCAATCAGTCTATTGTATTCCGTAAAGGTAATACAATTAAAACTATTAGTAATGCAGAGAATATCCTAGCAGAATATACATGCGAGGAAGATTTTCCAATAGACTTTGCTATCTATGATCTTGGTCAGTTTTTAAAGAGTCTTGCACTTTTTGATAATCCTTATCTTGAGTTTGATTCTGATGATTATGTTACTATCAGAGATAGACATAGATCAGTTCGTTATTATTTTTCAGATCCAGAGATTACATTGAAGTCAGCACCTGATAAGAGTGTTAACTTTCCAGATCCTGATTTGGAATTCACTATCACAAACGATGATATGGTTAGTCTTAGGAAAGCATCTATGGATGTTCTTCGTGTTCCTGATCTTACATTTGAATGTGCTAATGGTGATATCAGATTGGTTGTTAGAGATAGAGAGAATGATACTAGTAACAACTACAAGCAGAAGGTTAACGGATCCTGTGAAGGAAACTTACAACTTGATGTTAAGGTAGAGAATCTTAGAATCATTGATCTTAATCGTGTTCTCAATAAGGATGAACCAGATGATAGTTATGTATTTACAACTAGAGTATCTAATAAGCTTATCTCTGAGTGGACTAATGAGAAATTAAATCTTAAGTACTACATTGCATTGGAACCCTAATGCTATTACATCAAGTTTTCTTTTGCCCTATATTCACATTTAGATTTGAGAATCATAGTAAGTATGATTTTCCTATGGTTGAGAAGATGGATAGGAAACCTGATGGATGGATTGAATCTGTCAATTCTACTTTTCCTAGAATACCAGATGATGATCCTGTAGTCTTTCGTGATGAAAGAAACAATCTCATGAGAGATTTGGGAGAGCAAATGAAAGAGATCTTCCAAGAATATCAGTTGCCAGATAAATTTAGTTTTGATCACTTCTGGTATAACATCTATCATGAGCAACAAGGACAAGAACCACATACACATTTGAATGGATGCTTTAAGAGAACTCCTTACTGGTGTGGTATTTACTACTACAGAGGAGCAACTCCAACAACATTCTTCCGTCCAGATTGTAACAATCGAGTACATAAGTTTCCACATGCAAGTCCTATATTTCAAGAGTACTTTGCTGATAAGTTGAAACCTGATCTCAAGGATGGTGATGTGATACTTTTCCCACCGTACATACAGCATTGCGTAGAACCATCTACTAGTGCTACAATGCGTATGACCTTTTCATTTAACCTAGTATTAGATAATGAGTAAAGACTTTTTATGGGTCGAGAAATACCGTCCTTCTACAGTTAAGGATTGTATTTTACCTGATAGCATTAAGAATGTTTTTCAGGGTTTTGTAGAGCAGCGTGAGATCCCCAATCTTTTGTTGTCTGGATCTGCTGGTGTAGGTAAGACAACTATTGCTAAAGCTCTATGTGATGAGATAGGAGCATCTTACATTTTGATCAATGGATCGGATGAAGGTAGGTTCCTTGACACTGCTAGGAATAAGATTAGACAGTTTGCTACAACCGTCTCATTGACCTCTGGAACGTCCCATAAGGTCGTTATAATAGATGAGGCAGATAACACAACCAACGATGTTCAATTATGTCTGAGGTCTGCTATAGAGGAGTATCACAATAATTGTAGATTCATTCTTACTTGTAATTTTGTCAATAAGATAATTGAACCACTTCATTCACGTTGTACCGTTATAGATTTTCGTGTGAAGAACGGACAGTCTGTACCATTACAAGGACAGTTCTTTGATCGTCTTAGAAATATATTAAAAACAGAAGATGTTACATTTGAAGATAAAGTTCTGGCTAAACTTATTACTAGGTATTATCCTGACTGGCGTAGGGTTATCAATGAGTGTCAACGCTATTCTGCTAGTGGAGCCATTGATGCAGCTATTCTTGCTGACGTTGCTGATATTAATTTTGATAGTCTGCTTTCGGCATTAAAGAAGAAAGACTTTAAGACTGTTAAGGGATGGGTAGTTCAGCATATGGATAGTGATCCCACTACCATATTCCGTAAGATATATGACAGTACATATACTGTTCTACAACCTGCCTCAATTCCTGAAGCAGTTCTTATAATAGCAAGGTACATGAAAGATGCTACTATCGTTGCTGATCATGAGATTAACTTACTAGCATGTCTTACAGAAATTATGATGAGTTGTGAATTCAAATGACACATGGAACTAAATTAGACCCGATTTATACAGGAGATAAACAAACACAATCTCAAGCAAATTGGTATGCTGCAAGAAAGGATGATCCAGAGTTTAAAAAGAAAAATCAAAAGAAATCAGCAGAGCAAAGAGCAAGAAAAAAACTGTTCTGGTTAGAGTTGACAAAAGATGATGTATGTGTGGACTGTGCATCTGTTGGTAAAACAACTACTGAATACTTAGAGTATCATCATTTGCCTGGTACTATAAAATTATTTAACTTGGGTGATGGTAAGTTTAGATATGGTAGAGAAAAACTTATTTGTGAAAAGGCAAAGTGCATACCATTATGCCCTATTTGCCATAGAAAAAGACATTATGGGTGAATTCAAATGAAAATTACTAAAGATGATTTAATGCACCATAGGTTGCAAGCATGGTTACGTGAGAATAAAACTGAGGACATAGAGTATCTTGGATTCTATCCTGATGTTTTGGGTGTTAATAAACATTGGTATCGTATTGATACTCATGAAGTTACTGTTGATTGTATACATGATCTGGAGTTAGTCGATGATTGATGCTGTAAATATTGACACTCCATATATTTGGAAAGGTCATATTGATCCTCCTAAAAATTATAATGAGATAAAAGAGAATCTATCATTGATAAAAGATCAATGTAGTGGACAGATCCAATCTCCTTTAGAGGAGGGTAACTCATTTTCTACAGTTGGTTACGATAGGTATCGTCCACATAGGATAGAAGAGCTTGCACCATTTTACAAAAAGTTGTATAATGATTTACAGTTCATTCATTTTAGAGTGAATGATCGAACTCGTGTTCCAAATCATATGCTCAATCCTGTATTTGATACAGGATTTTATAGTGTTGATTTACAGGAAAGTAATAGAACTGAAGATAAGTTCTTCTTGATAGACAGAGCATGGTTTAACGTTCATTACAGAGGTGCTAGAACACTACCACATGATCACGGAATCGTTGATTATGTTTGTGCTTATTATTTGAATCATCCAAAGGATAGTGGCAACTTTATGGTTGAACCATCTGGAGGTATGAGTACTGCTGTATTGAATAGTGACAGTACTAAGATTAGTTACACTCATAAACAGAATCCAGTAACTATTCCTGTAGAGACAGGTGACTATCTAATCTTTCCTGGTCACGTCACACATGGATGCGAATCTAGTGATAGTGATGAGGAACGGATTGTAATTACAACTAATATAATGGTGAATAAGTATGACTAA